TATGATTGAACGATACATTGAACTGGGTGAGTATCCAAACCTAGACTACTTGTTTGTGGATGAGGCACAAGACTTCACACCGTTACAATGGGAGATGGTTAAGGGTATGTCTGAGTGTGCAGGTAAGATAATTATTGCAGGAGATGATGACCAAGCTGTACATCGTTGGACTGGTGTTAATGTAGACTTGTTTATTCAAAGCTCTAATAATGTTGAGTACCTAACGCAGTCGTACCGTATACCAAGACGTGTCCATGAACTGGCAGCTAATATAGCCAACCGCATCGATGGGCGTATTGAAAAGAAGTTTGATCCCCGTGATGAACTGGGCACTGTTGAGTATGTATATTACATAGATCAGATCCCTTTGAATGAAGGGTCTTGGACAATCATGACAAGAACAAACAGATATGTCAGGGACGTTGCTTCTTTTCTGCGAAACTCTGGGTTTAAATATTCTATCAAGGGCAGACCTAGCATCTCAGAGAAACTGGTTGAGAACATGATGACATGGGATGATCTGTGCCAAGGTAAGAAGATCAATACAGAACGGATCAAAAGACTTTACGCTGCTGTACCCAAGCAAGGGGAAGATGCCGTTGTTAAACGAGGTGCCTCAAAACTATTGGAGGTCTTGAGTGCCGAGGATGAAGTAGACATGGATACACTTCTGGATGAGTTTGGTTTGCTCCGAGATGCAAGTCACGCGGCATATGATATATTAAAAGTAAGTTACAAGGAACGAGATTACATCGAAGCAATCTATCGTAGAGGTGAGGATCTAACTTCTAAACCCCGTATCAAAGTCTCAACGTTTCATGCAATGAAGGGTGGAGAGGATGACAACTGTGTAGTGTTGGATAAGTCCACCGCTGCATGTGTGAACAGTGACCACCCAGATGATGAGCATCGGGCATTTTATGTCGGCGTAACAAGAGCACGACACAATCTCTATATCGTTTTAACAGGAAACAAATACAGGTACATGTTATGAACAGAAAAGAACTACTAGAAGCAGCAGAAAAATTAGTTAACGGACCTCGTGCAAAAGATTACGGGGACGCTTTCGAAAACCATGACCGCATTGCAGAGGGATGGAACATAATCATAAGTGGGGCGTTAAGATCCCACGGATACCTAACCGCAGCTCACGTCGCGTTGATGATGGACTGGGTTAAAACAAGCAGACTACTTGAGACTATAGACCACGAGGATTCGTGGATTGATAAGGCAGGATATACAGCATTAGGTGCAGAGTTCGTAACAAGAGACGAGCGAAGCATTGAGGAGATGATAAAAGATGCAAAAAAATCTATTCGGAAGTGATCAAAACTACCAGATCCGAGGTGAAATGGATCTAGTAGATGTGGACTGGAACATACCTCCAGAGTTCCCAGACCTCACAGGTTATAAGGAGATAGCAGTTGATCTAGAAACCTATGATCCAAACATCAAAACATTAGGCCCTGGGTGGGCACGGAACGATGGATACATCATAGGCATAGCCGTAGCAGCAGGAGAATACCAAGGGTACTTTCCTATCCGGCATTCAAACGGGCACAATCTAGATCCGAAGTTCACGTTGCGATGGCTCAAGAAACAATTGTCCGTGCCAGATATGAATGTGATTATGCACAATGCTACCTACGATGCAGGTTGGTTACGCGCCGAGGGCATTGAGATTGAGGGTAAGATAGTCGATACGATGATCACAGGGGCTCTTGTAGACGAGAACAGGTGGTCTTTCGGGTTGGATGCCATGGCAAGGGATTACATCTCTCAGCGGAAAGATGAGAAGCTCCTACAGGCAGCTGCGAAAGAGTGGGGCATAGATCCAAAGGCTGAGATGTGGAAGCTACCGCCCAAGTATGTGGGTGCATATGCGGAACAGGATGCCGTCGCTACACTCAAACTATGGGATGCACTCAAACCAATACTACAAAAGGAAGAGTTGTGGGACATCTGGCACCTTGAGATAGGATTGATACCGTGCATGTTGGACATGCGAACACAAGGCGTGAGGGTTGACCTGGACAAAGCTGATGTAAATAAGAAACTAATCAAGAAGAAAAATGATTCATTTCGAAAGTTTCTCAAGAAAGAATCAGGACTAGACGTAGACATATGGGCGTCGGCATCGATTGCAAAGATGTTTGATAAGCTTGATATACCGTATCCAAGAACCGAGAAGGGTGCGCCAAGCTTTACGAAAGAGTTCCTAACGAGTCATCCATCTGATGTATGTAAGACACTTGTCAAGCTCAGAGAATTTGACAAAGCCGACTCAACTTTTATTGACAGCATCCTTCGACATGAGCACAATGGACGTATCCATACGGAACTCCACTCTACGAGACGCGATGAGGGTGGCACTGTCACGGGTCGGTTCTCAAGCTCCAATCCGAATCTCCAGCAAATACCTGCCAGAGATAAGGATATAAAGAAACTGATCCGTGGCCTTTTTGTTCCTAACGATGGATGCAAGTGGGGATCTTTCGACTACTCAAGCCAAGAGCCACGGCTCCTTGTCCACTTTGCAGCTTCGGTTCGAGGGGTCAATCGGCATGACATGGTGGATCAGATCGTCGATGAATTTAATACAGGTGATGTAGATCTGCACCAGATGGTAGCAGACATAGCAGGCATTGATCGTAAGCAAGCCAAAACTGTGAACCTGGGGATTATGTATGGCATGGGTGTGGGTAAGTTAGCCAACCAGTTAGACATTTCAAAGGAAGATGCGAGGGAACTGATGGACAATCATCAAAGTAAAGTTCCGTTTGTTAAATCTCTTGCAGAACTTGCAATGCAGCAGGCATCTAAGTTTGGTCAGATACGAACTTTGCTTGGACGCAAGTGCCGCTTTCCATTGTGGGAGCCAAAGAAGTTTGGTGCAGGAAAACCTTTGCAACATGACGAGGCACAAAAAGAATACGGACCTTTGATTAAAAGAGCGTTTACTTACAAGGCGTTAAACAGATTGATTCAAGGTTCAGCAGCAGATCAAACTAAGAAAGCAATGCTCGATTGCTACAACGAGGGACTTACTCCTATGCTTACGGTACACGATGAGCTATGTTTTAACATAGAAAATCAAGAGCAAACCGACAAGATTAAAGAGATTATGGAGACGGGTATTGCACTCAAAGTTCCTTCTAAAATTGACGTAGATATTCAAAATGATTGGGGAGATATAACATAATGTTTGAAAAAGAATTTAAAAGTCTTGGCCTTAAAGATATGCACAAGATGCAAGTTGATGCACTTGTAGAGTTTATAAGCATAACATTGAACTTGGCTACGCTTACAAAAGACGATCAAATAATAGAAGACACCGAAGCTTTTGCAGACGAACTGCTAAAAATATTTGGTGGTAACGGCATCAAACTGACTATTGAGGAGGCGGATTAGTTCCCCTTAACCTTTGAAGTATCTCAAGGTTCTTCAATGCATCTATCGGATTGCCACTCAAGAACGGTAGCATAGACTGTGGATTACTCTGTGTTACCGTTGGTTGTACTTGCGGTGGATTAACGGGAACCTGTGTTACCGTTGGTTGTACTTGTGGAGACAATAATTTTAAGAAAGGATTGTTCTCGTCAACAACAACTTCTTCTTGTTTTGGAGTTATAGATGTATTTCTAAAAGATCGTTTTAATTTATTTATTTCAGCTTTAGGAAGTTTCTGAAGAATACGATTTTCTTTTTTAATGTTAACTTCTTGATTAACCTCTCGAATCAAATCTCGTGATAGATCAATAGGTAAGTAACGATCTTTTAAAATAAAATTAATTTCTTTTTTAGAAACTCCTGTGTTTTCTAAAGCTTTAAATACCTCTCGTCTACTCATACCCGCAGCCATTGCAGCATCTACACGAGATTTTAATTGAGCTTGATGCCTGCGTTTTGCTTCGTTAGCTTTTACATAAGCGTCTAAAACATCTTGCTCTGTCGCGTCGTTGTCATCGGCAACTCTAGTAAATATTTGAACAGCATTTGTACGAAGCGCAGAGTATTCACCACCTTGATATTGTAAACTTCGTCCGATGTTTAGTTTCAAGGGTCGAAGTCCAGTCATCATCGTACCAGCTTCTTCCGCTATGGTATACGGATCTCCCTCACGAGAAGGAATATCTGAGGCTGCGCGGGTCACACGACCCGGTTCAAACTTACCACTTTTAACTGTAACAAACTGCTCTACGATACCAGGGACAAAAGCTCCCATAACGTGGTTAACTGATTTCTTTAACTTGTCCCCTATTAATTCCCCTTCGCTATAAATTGGAGCACCTGTTTGCGTTCTACCTTTTCGGGTAGTCACATCGATTACACGTTCCGCAGCTAAACCTTCTGATGCAAAGGGTTCGGCAAACTTCTTGAAAGCTTCAAATGATGCAGACAAAATTTGTTCTGCTTCTCCGGCACCAACCGCTCCTTTGTTTGCATAGGTTCGAAGAGCCGCTCGAGCAGGCGTCAACATAAACTCATAAGGCAGCATGTATGACAAATCCACATACTCTGCCTCTCCCTTTTTGTTAGGCTTAGTTAGATACATAAGGGTGTTGCCCAGTGTCCATGGTGCGGCGGACTTTTCTAAAACGTCCTCTTCCTCTGGTGTAATCTCAAGAATCTCGTGCGATGCTCCACGCATTGCCAGAGGCGCAACCGTTGCCATAGACACGTAGCCAGACAAACGCTGTGCTCCGATGCCACGGATTTGACGAGCCAACACTCTAGCTTCTTTTGTAGCTCGAGCGGTATCAGCAGCTAACTGATTAGGAGTCATGGTTTCTCTTACAGCAGGGAGTGACTCTAAAGATTCAATCAACTCTTTTGTAGGCCTGAACCCCATCTCTTTAAGAGAGCGGTTGACGATGTTGCCAGAAGTACGAATTATCTCCGCAGGAAACGCCATGAAGTTACCAACAACAGGAATCCGTCGTAAGTCTTTGATAGCTTGCGGCACCATGGAGTAAGTGGGCATCGTTTGTTTCACTAAATCAATGGCAAGCATGTCTCCAAAGTCTGTTCCCGCTATAGAACTGGTGCGTTGTACGATACCCGCCTGACGTAAAGCAGTTTGTACCTCTGGAGCGAGGTTTTCTATATCTAGTCCTGCCTTGCGTAGAGCCGCTCCGTAACGAGCTTTCTCTCCAAGGGCACCTACCACCTTCCAGTAGTCATCCCCCATCTGGTAGGCTTTCTCCATAAATCTGACGGGTGCTCCAGCTTTTGACCTACGAAAGACATCCCCTGCTTTCTGTAATCTAGCAGATACACCACCTTCAACGGACTCTTTCAACAAACGTGTAAGCTCGTTTAGTTGGATGTTCTGACCTATCATTCCTTCGTCACCCATGGACTTTAGAAACTTAGCTTGCTTGGGACTGTCTAATGCGTTGGCTAAAAGAACCTCTGCACTCTCAAAAACCCCTGTGTTTCTTCCCCATAAACCATTTGCTCCAATGATAAATGTGTTGGACAAAAAGTTCCTGACTTGTGCTATAGGACTGAAAACAGTTTTTGATATCTGTGATAAACCTTTTAGTTGTAATGCCACTGCCAGTGCATCTTGTGCCCCAGAATGTGTACGAGCAGGAGTAGTTAAAGAGTTATAAATTTCACTTGGAACATAGTTGCCAGACAAAGATCCATACGTTCCACCGAAAGCTTTTTCTGGATCAAGTTCTCCAAGCTTAACATACTGAACACCTGTTAAACTGCGTTCTTGTCGAGGGGTAAGAACTGTCGTTCCGTCTACAACAAGAGGCCGTGCTCCAGCCTGTATCCCCTGTAAGGCTTCATCATAGCTCTTAACACCTGTAGCTGTGATACTATCAAACAATCTTTGAGACGCTCTGGTCGTAGCCATGTTGTCGATGGTTCTAAGAAATGCCTCACGAGGATTACGAACCTCACCCATCATCTCTCGCAACATTGGGGCTTCATCCAACATCTCAGTTCTATCTTTTAACATACCTTCAGCAAGGCGAAACAACGAGGTGCGACCTTGATTTTCTTTGAAACCTTGACCCACAGTCTTTGCCAACTGTTTAGCTTGTTGTTCGTTTGTTAGATCTCCAAGCTGAAGAGCGTTGTCAAAAATGTCATCGATAGCTTGTTCTGCCTGACGAGCAGCATCTCCCGTTGGGAGTTGGGAGTTTTGTCTTTGCAGAAAGTCTGTAACTTGCTGTTTAGCTCCGGCGTACTGGGGCAGTGTTGCTATGTCAGTGCCCAGAAACTTACTTGGTTGTAAGTGTAACTCATACAGTCGTCGTATGTATGTCCCTTGCCCGTTTGAAAACTGCTGTAATAAATCTGCTTTCTGTTTATCGTCTAGATTTGGTGCCGCTCTAACGGAAGATTCAAACTCTGTGCTAACTTCGTCAATCATGCCACGCATATTCGTAGCAGCTTCTGTAGCAGCCTTTCCATATGAACTTCTAAAAGCATCTTCTGACAACTCACCAGTTAGAAAATCCATCGTATCATTGTGGGCACGTTGTAGACCTGACTTACCACGGCCTGTTAAACTTTGAAGTCTAATGGCTTTTTTAATTGAACTGTCATACTTTGCCACAAGTTTCGATGCTGCTTGTTCTTGTCCCTCAGTCATGCCCTCTGCTGTACGAATAGCAGTAGCAATCTCAGGAGGTGTAAATCCATCAGGTGTCAGTTTTTCTCTGATAAATTTTACATCACCAAGACGTGCTCCTATGTAGTTTATACCAGAGGACAATGCCCGAGCTACGGTAGGAGCACCTGGAACCTGTGCTGTGGCACGAACGGTAGCTCCAACCACAGGCAACACGGCTTCAGCTGCACCAACAAACCCTGCACCTTCAACACCTAAACGGAGTTTATTACGCAACCGGGTTGCAGCAAGATCCTTACCAACCAACCCATCTTCGTCTTCCGTTCTCAAGAAGTCAGGCATTGCATCCCAACTATCTGCTAGTGTTGTCATATCACTAGGAGAAACAAGGATGTCTGCTACCCCAGTTCCAAGAGCCGTCGATCCAGCTAACGCGGTACGGGTGCCCGTCGCTGCGCGACCTACTTTAGTACGACCAAATGCTTCGGCGGACTTACCAAACAAACTTCTTGCACCACCGAAATCCTCACCTTTTTTTACAGCCTGACCAGCACGTCGTGCTTTACTTAACCAACTAAACACACCTAGTCCAGGTGCTCCGTAGTTTACAATTGTCTGAGTTATTTTACCTGCGGTTCTTTCAGGCATAAGACCCGCTGACTCTTTGAACTGATCAAAGAACTGGGTGACCTTTTGTTGGTTACCGTCCTCTATTAGATCACCATACTCAAGACCCGCAGCTCCGAGTTCCGAGATGCCTTTGAATATATCAACGAGACCGGCCCCTCCACCACGGGCAATGGACTCAATCACACCTTGCTCGTCTTCTTCCTCTTCTTTAGGTACTTTAGTGTTTGCCAAGGCTAAAAAAGGGTTTTCTTCTTTTTCTTTTTTAGTGTTTGCGAAGGTTAAAAAAGGGTTTTCTTCTGCCATGTTTAAAATCCATAGACATTAGTGTTATATCCTGCCGCTTCTAGTTGTTTCTTAATCACTTCGTCAGACACCTTATTTTCTCTTTGATTTGTTATCAACTTTTGTATTTCTGGATCTGGTTTTTCTATGTCAGCACTTGCCCCGAGTGAGATACCATATTCTTTTTCCACTTGTTTTTTAGCTGCTTCAAATGCTTCATTGTACGTATCATAATCTCCGGCATTCAAAAAGTCAGATGTTAATCTATAAGTTTGAGTTAAAGGATCTGTACGTTTACCGTATATACTACTGCCCCCACGAGCACTCGCAACGTCAATCTCTCTTTTGTATCTTAGATCCGCTGCTGCTCTATCCGCCGCTGAGTTTATAGCAAGCATCTTGACCTTGTCAGTACGAGCTTGGCGTGTTGCCTTGTCTCCACGTAGCATATCAATCATCGCAGCAGAGGCCTGACCCCAATCTCCGGTGGAGCCGTACACTGAACCAAAGATAGCCAAAGCAAAACCTTTGTCTTTTCTGATTTGATCCTCGTCCTCTTTGAACAGTTCTTGGTACTGCTTCACGTACTTACTAACGTAACTCTCAAAACTCTCATCGTCTGTTACGTTAGACAAGTCGTCTTTCATATTACCTACATCACCCTTGGTAAGTTTTGTTATTGTCGTAGTAAGATTTGTATCGCCACCAAATAAATCGTTCGCGGTTTTATCAGTTAGAATAGGTTCATTTGCTGTTTCACTATCAAGTTCAACTGTTGCAACAGGATCGTCGTTTTCTAAGGTAGGAGCTTGTCCTGTATTAGGAATATTTTGTTCACCCTCCGGACTTTCAAAGTTCTTTTTAACTGCATCAATAGCGTCTTCAGCTTTCTTAGTAAGTTTACTTGTCAACTCACCTGCGGTGGTTGTTAACTCTTCAAAAACCGAAAGCTCTGCTTCAGCTTCTCTTTCACCTAAAGACATAGGGTTTGGCGATGTAGAAGTTTTTTCTTCTGGAGCTTTATCGCCTCCTGAGATCAACCCTTCTAAATACCCAACGCCGCCCTCAAAAAGTTCTCCGGCCTTTTCAACTCCACCTGCACCTAGATCAACTAATTTTTCAGATATTAGTTCTTTCATTGTCTGTGGCACTTCAGCAGGAGGTTCGTTTACAAGACCAGGTAAAATAGAAGCGACTCCTTGCCTTATTGAATCTGGATCAGAGGAATAAAGAGCCATATCATCAAGACGATTTAACTGTCCTCCAAACTGATTTAATCGGCTTCCAGTTGGAAAAGTTCTACCAACCTTTATAGGTTCTCGTCCTAAATAATCAGAAATGATCCGTTCCTTTATAGCTTCTTGTCCTAAAGAATCAGAAGAAACAGGAATTGAGTCACCAGTGTCTGCAAAAACTCCTGTATCGGCACCTTCCATGTCGGCACTACCAATGTTGGCTAGTGACGCTTGTCTAATTGCATCTAGTCTTTCTTGTTCCGCAGCAGCCTCTATTGCGGCTTGCTTATCATCCTCTGTTGTAAGACCAGCACTGACACGAGGGAAAAAATCCCCTTCGTTATAATAATTCTCATCTGAATAATTCTTTATGCCTCTAGCTATACGAGCGTAAAACTCCCCGGCATCTTGATTACCCATGACTCCAGATTGAAACGAAGACATTATATCAGAAGCAAGTGCTCCTGTTTCTAGCAAACCTGCGCTTGCTAAACCTGCAACAATATCAAGAGCTTCTTGGATTGGTAAACCAAATTTATCAGCAATTTTAGCAGCCTCTTTACCTTGTGCTGCCGACTCCGCAACACGAGCACGGATTCCTTCATCCGAAGTTGGGCCTCCCTCCGCTGCAATTATATCTCCTATGTCATCGGGTTCAGTGTATTCAGGGGGTTCACCAGATCTATCAAAGAAATTAATTACAGGAACACCTTGATACCCACCTGTAACTTTTGGAAGATCTAAGCTGCCAAACTGTGTCATGTCGTATGTCGGAGCGACAGGTATCTGAGGTGCAGGGTCTGGGTCGTAAACTGTATTGGTTGGAAAAGAACCTCCAGGGACTGCGCCACCTTGAAACCTTGGCTTCAAACTTGCAAGATACTGCATTAGTTGATCGTCTACACCACCCCCGTTTGCATATCCAACAGCTTGCATCATCGGTTCAGACGATGCCATGATCCCGCCTTTTCTACGAAGCTCGTCTCTTGCACCACGGTTAAATAGTTTACGGTTGGTTACGCTCATGAGAATACTCCCGAGTTCTGAAGTCCGCTATAAGCTAATGCCGCTCCTGTAGCTTGTTGGAATGGAGACGCCCCAGGGGACATAGATGTCTGCGCAGTGCCAATCGGAGCACCTTGCAATACATCTGAAAAGAAACCAACTTGTTGATAAGGCAACATCGCATTTGCTCTGGTTGCATCCATTTGAGATTGCTGTTGACCTTGCTGCTGTGCGCCAAGTTGTGAGAGTAAGTTAACATCTGACTGATTCATTTGCTGTGCCATGCCGCCCATCTGAGCAGACTGCATACCAAGCGAACCAAGTCCCTGACCCATTCCTGAAACCTGCTGCTGTGCGCCAAGTCCGGTAGTGATTCCACGAAGACCAAGATCTGCCGCCTGACCTGCACCTTGCATTGCCATCCCTGCACCTTGCATTGCTTGACCAGTTCCAGACAGTCCAATCTCTCCTGCACCCCTTGCAGCTTGTAAACCTAATTGTCCGATGTCTGTTCCAAGTCCCCCAGTCTGAGTTCCGAGTTGCCCGAACAACTGACCAACGCCCATTTGACGTTGCTGCTGCTGCTCAAATGCTTGCGCCGCTTGTTGCTGCGCTGTTTGATAAGCTTGGCTGCGAAGTTGTGAGGATATACGTGCCTTTTCTCGTGCATATCTATCATCAATTTTACCTAACGCAGCATCTACCGTGTCAAACCTTCTGTCTCCGCTAAATGCACCTTGCTGCAAAGCTCTTGATTCCAAGTTTTTCTGCATAGCTGTGGCTTCGTCACTTCTTGCTCGATCAAGATCAGCAAGGGTTGCGTCAAGAACTTGCTGTGTAAAAGGATCGTAAAATCCTTTTGCAGACATTGGGTCGTAGCCTTGTGCTGCCCCACCAAGAAACTCACGACCTTGTCGTATAGATGCCAACCCCTCTTCTTGAAAGGGTCTTGCCATTGCAGTGACATCACGAAGTTCCCGAGCCGCTCTTTGTGCAACGGATTCACCCCGTAATCCTGCTGCTTCTCCACGGCTTGATGCGTCAAGAATACCACGCTGACCGCGATCAACTTCTCCTGAGATCTGACCCGCTAAAGCTTTGGATGCATCAATTGCACCCTCTACAGTTTGAATACCTTTACCAAGGGCTTTATCTCCACGTTCTAGATAAGGCTTGTATGCACCGATGCCCTCTTGAGCCAAGTCAAATGCTTGTTGTTGCATGGGACTAAACCCTGCAACTTCATATTCGGGCATTTCCCCTGTGAATAGTTCTTGCGCTGTTGGTAAAAGACCTTCAATATAGTCTGGGTTTTCAACCATCTCCCCTGTGTCGGGATCTTCTATAAACTTATCTCCAAAGCCATAAAGAAATGGTTTTGCTTCTTCGGGTAACTCCCGAATAACTCGTTGGATTTGTTCTCCGCCGCTACTTCCTTTTCCCATTTCTTATGCCCTTTGCATTTTTAAATACATTTCAGCTGCTGCTTTAGCACGGTTGCCATTCTTAGCATTGCCAATAATCTCAGAAGCACGTTCATAATCTCCATTAGGGTCCATTGCTGCAAGATCTTTATGCGATAGTACCACCTCTTGTGTGGAAAGTGCAGCCTCTTGTACAGGTTGTCCATCTTGATAGATCATTGCAGGAATTGAATCACTTGTCGGAGTCCCTGGACCTTCTATGCGACCCCCTTCGACGGCACCAAAAACCCTACTTGCCGGAACGTATCTACCACCGGGACCGTAGTATCCTCCACCCATATATGGTTTACGTTCTGGATTCTTAGGCTTTGGCGCAAACATACTTAACAACATTAGATTGCCTGGAGATAGCATTCCATCTTTCCCAGTTAAACCACTTAAAAGAGAACCAATACCTTGTTTTTGTATTTGATCTTTTCCCACCTCTGTTCCAGCAGTCATAGCTGCTTTCCCTGCTTCTGCTGTAGGACCTGTTAAACCTAAAGCTCCTCCTACGCCACCTAGAGCAGCATTTTTTAAAGCGTCTCCTACATCATCCCCTGACAATAACGAAGCTATTCCTGTTGACAAAGCAGAACCAATAACTGGTTTTGAAAGAGCGGTACCTAAAGCAGCAATAGCGGGGGTAGAACTAAGAGCTAAACTTGGCGCAAGATAGGACGTTAAAAGAGGTGCAAGGAACTGAATCATAAGGTGCCTCCGTCCATAGCTTGGGGCATTGTCACTGTAATCGCGGTGTGTCGTTTAGTTTCTGCTGTCCAAGGTTTTCCACAATCGGGACAGTTTCCGTCAGGATACGATGCAACCTCTTCAGGTGTGTCTACTAAGTTATCACAATAATGACACTGTAGTTTTTCAACAGACGTTGCTGGTCTCCATCGACCACCATCCGGCATTGTAATTACTGTTTCGTCAGACATGTTGCACCTATGTAGTTGTTACCGTTACTGAACCAACAGCCCCAGTCCCTGCTGATCCACGAGCATGTGGTATATTTATTTCTGTTATCTTAACATAACCACCATGATTAAAGATAGCCCCAGTTTCTAAAGCAAAACTATCTGTTTGCAAGTTTGTAAATACACCGAATGTATTTCTTCCTTCGCCAGGGTTTTGTACTTGTTGAACATAAACTGAAAATGCACGTACAACTTCAGCTATATATTGTTGATTATACTCTCTTGGAGCATTTGGAAAATATGGTATTGCAAGGTTTCGTGACATTACCTTCTTCCGTCGCTGCGAATATCTATTCGAGGAGAACCAAGCCTCCAACCCACACCCGTGGTGCTACTATCTACCTTAACGGCTATCGATCTACCTCTCAATCGTACATGTGCGTCTTGTGTAAATTGTTCTACAGGAACAGAAGCTGTCTTTTCCACGGCTTTAGAGTTTGTTTGTAAGTAGTTTCCTCCAGGGAAGTTTCTAGCTTTTAATGTAAAGTTTGCAGTTGGCGGTAAAGCAGTGGATGATCTAAATGTAAGATCGGGTATTAACCTTTTGACAAAAGAGAAACTGTCCCCTTCTCCCAGATCAAACTGACTTGACTCAATGTATGCACTTATAGCTGATGCAGGAGACGTGCTTCCATCATCAAAACCTATCTCATGATTATACAAGTAACCATCTCTACTAGCCGCTATTGGATTTTCTTCCACACCTCTATCAATCCACGCAGTTCGTACCATTGTGCCGTAATACCAAATGCCTTGTAGATAGTTATATACAACGTAGCGATCATTGTTGTCAGAGCTAGATGACGGATAAAACCACCAAACCTCAGAAAAAGATGAATTTACAGCAGCAAAACATTTCTCCGATTGTGCAGTATTAAAATCAGAAAACACGTAATCTTTTACAGAACAAGGAAGAGTTTGAACACCACCATTGTAAACGTAAAATTCACTTTTACCCATCCAATAGACTGTGTCTTGCACCGCAGCTACAGTCGAAGGACCGCGTATCGTAATGTTATCCGAGATCATGTTGATACCAAAAGTAAACGGAGGCCCAACATACTGTAGTGCGTGTAGCGAAATGTCTGTAAAAACAAGTATCTGTTGTCTTGTCTCAATAGCCGTTACGATTTTAGATCCTGATCCTATACTCAAACTACCTGCACTGTTGTCAGCCGTTGAGTTCCAGTCTGTAATATTTTCTTGATCTGAAAAACGTATTAACAATGGGTCTTGTGTCCCTATGTTTGTTGCGGGATCACAGCCAAAGGCTATTACATGTCTGTCTACGTCTGACACAATAACTTTGGTTGCAATAGTTGGAGCTTGATTGGCACCTGCAAGTGAACTTATTGCAACAGCCGGATTGTTTGTAAGACCTCCAGATGGTTGCCAGTAAAATATCCCACCATTCATTACGTTTATAAGTAGGTTTTCACCAAAGTTATCATGCGTCCATATTCTTAATGTATCGGTAATTAAATCAACAGATGCAGCCGAGTTCCAAGTTCCTCGAGACCATGTCCCTGCACCCCATCCTGTGCCAAGCATACTGGTATCTAAACCTACGTTTATCTGATACTTACCAATAACAGAACTCCCACCGTTTCCACTATCCGATGAATTTGCTACGACTGGTGTTGGAGAATACTGCCCGTTTACAGTTATACTGCTCGTTGTTCCTGCGGCTCTTGCTTGAACAGTATAAGTAGACGAATCCGTTATACTAATAATCTGATACTCTTGGTTTAAAACAGCGGCGGTTACATTACCACCTAGACTAGCGGCACCGCTAAAAGTTACAAAGTCATTTACAACAGCACCATGGCTTGGATCAGACACTGTAACTGTTGAAGAACCGTTTGATGCAGAGAACGTTACATCTCCGGCACTGGTAGTAGATCGTATAGGTGTTATGTCATAGTAACCCTGACCGTATTCAGCATAATATTTAAGGTGAGTGCCTACGCCTAAGTATCCATCTAGGCTAAGTGTTCTCCATGGATGCAATGCACGACATGTTCCCAAGAAAGAAGTAGAACCAATCTTAGACCAACCTCCTATTTTTTCTGGAAAACCTTGTCTAAACCGAACCTTGTCACAGTCAAACCAACCCCCTTCATTTGTATACGAAGTTGTCTCTCTGTTTATTCCTGGTTGAAACTGGAGTTTTTGTAGCGGCATTTACTCATCCATGTTCAAAATATTGTTAGTTTTCACCATATCAGCTTTTGTAAACTTTTGATAGGTCTTTATCATATGGTCTGGCATAGGTATTTCTTTAACTCTTGCACCAGTTAAGGTTGCTACAGAATGTGCTATATCATAAAAACTTGTAGCTCTGCCACTGCCCACGTTGAATACGCCGCTTTCTGATTTCTGCAAAAACTTCTTATGTATGTTTACCACATTATTTACAGGAATAAAGTCTCGCTTATATTTTCGGCTGTCTTCAAACAAAGTTATTACCCCAGATTGTTTTGCTTGTCTCTTAAATAGGCTGTGAGGTGATGGCTGATCCTTGTGATCCTCATGCTTACCGTGGACGTTAAAGTATCTAAACGCCTGAACAGGCATAGGCCACTCTTTGCTTAGTATGTATTCCTCAACCGCACGTTTGCTTTTTGCATAAAGGTTTGCGGGCTGCACTGCGTCACTTTCGTTAAAAGACTTAGCATCTACACCATAAACAGATGCCGATGATGTAAACTGAAAATGTATCTTGCGCTCTGAACATGCATCTAAAAGTTGTTTGGAAAAATCTACGTTCTGCTGCTTGAGCAAATCCCAGTCATTACAAGCTGTGCTAGATATGGCACCTAAGTGAATAACTGCACTTATATCCTTAAGACATATGTCGCCATCACCCCACTCATAACCAATGACATCAGGAAAAGCTGTCATCATGTTCTGGCCTATAAAACCTTTGTGTCCTGTTATCAAAATAGCCATTTAGCTTTATCATCTACCCATACATCATATGATGGTTTCCGCATATTAATCTCATGATACTTGCAACCCCAACTGTTTAGCTGTTTATATGTTAAATCTGTCCAGTCTGTATTAGAAGACATGCCACGAGCCGTCCAATAAACAATGTAATGACCGTCATTATATAGTTTATTAATCTTATTTATTCGATCCTTTATCGGTTGTGCATTTGAATAATCGCTCTTTGTCTGTGTGCAAATTGTTCCATCTATGTCTACTATATACTTCTTTATTTGTTGGCGCATAAGTCCCTCGCTTTGTGCATGTTATACCCGCGCATAAGTTTGCAAACTTGATAGCTTTATCCATTGTGTTTGATTTTGATCTGCTAAATGCAAGAGCTGCTAGGAACGTGTCGCCTGCACCACACACATCAACTGCCTCTAAAGCTTCAGCCTTGTACAAAATGCCATCGTAAAAAGCCCCTTGCGCTCCATAGGTGACTATAAAGTTCTTTGGCTCATGGATTAATCCGTTATATTCATGCTCATTTATCTTAAAAAGAGCATCACCAGATCCACGTAAATCTTTCTTTTTCGTGTCAATGTAAACGTTTTTATGTTGAGAAAGAGCTATAATATCTGCCTTGGTTAGAAAGCCTTTATTATAATCGCACACAAGAACAGCGTGATATTTTTTTAGATCAGGTAATACATTGATGCGCTTATATGGAATATCATAATCAACTCTAAGATATTGATTGCCATGCTTCTGATCGATGTATCTATGCTTTTCAATCAGATTGCCTCTTGGAATAATTACCTCAACATGTGCGCCTAGCTTTGACATGTTCTCCGCAACATTCAGTGCCATGCCGTTCTTCTTTGTGGTTTTCACGTTGTTTAATAAAGGCGTAGACGCTTCTGGATTTTTACGACTTGTATCACCAGTATGATAAACATCAATGCAAGCATCACCTATTACACAAACCTTCATTTCTGACTATCTCCCACTTCGACTCTATAGTTATCCTCAACGCTGTCTGGCGTAGACACTTCAACAATGGTTCCAGCCTCAACGCAATGCAACTGATGGGGCAATAATGGTGGATTATGCCAAGTATCGCCAACATTTAACTTTATCGTGCTTCTGGTAGCGTCCTTAGTATTAATTATTGTAACAGTAAATTTTCCGCTAAGAACAAACCATGTTTCATCTTTTTCGCGGTGAAAGTGCATTGAAAACTTTGCACCAGAATTAAACTCTAGCGTCTTTCCACAATACTTATCGTTGCTGCACCAGATGTTTTCTCGACCCCAACCCTTTGCAACTATTCCCTTTAATTGCATGTATAACTCCACTCGTTGATTTGCCATCAGTATAAGGCAAAATAACAACCTTGGCTATATCATGCCCAACAACTTTATCTATACTGTAATCACCACCTTTAGTAATAATGTTTGGACGTATTTGACGTATCAATGAATAAGGTGTGTCATCACAAAAAATACAAACCTCATCAACACAAGAAAGAGATCTCAAAACAAATGCTCTATCATCTTGATTGTTTATAGGTCTTTCTTGACCTTTTATATTTCTGACTGAACTGTCTGAGTTAAGTCCGACAATCAACTTAGACCCAAGTTCCCGCGATCTTTGCAAATACTGTACATGACCCGCATGCAAAATATCGAAACAACCATTAGTAAAAACAATCACTTGAGGTGACGGACCTTAATCTCTTCAACTTTATTTAGCCACTCAGCTTCAGTTCCTTCGCCGCGCTTCCATTTAAAAAACAAGCCGTCCGCTTCTGCTGCATAGTCGGCTCGACGTCTTGCGTTGATTTCCTCAATGCGGTTAAGTTCATCTGCTGCTAACTCGTCTTCTGTTTTGTCACGATACTTTTGAGTTTCTACAATCTCACTTGCACCAATAGCCACTGTTGAACCTTCAAACACTTGACCCGTTGCCTCTACTAATTTCCAAGGCAACCAACCATGATTTTTTAATTCTTCCTCTGAAAGGTTGTGAAAGTTAGAAATGTTTTTCCACGCTTTAGGCAAAGCCTTTGGGCCTTCAGCCACTGCGCCATCTACAACATATCCATATCGCATACTATTTCTCCTTATGCTGCTTTAAAGGTTTTGCAACGTTTGTCTAGTGATTCACGCACTTCCTTAAATGGCTCATCCCAGTTGTTAAAGGTTTTTTGACGGAATATTTTAACACTATCATACCATTCCGTTTTGTTCTCAAGCTTTGCCCATGTATAATATGGCATAACTGGAGTCAAAACCCAAACCTCTACACCCAACGCACCCGCCAAGTGAACAATAGATGTGCAAGATGATATGACTAAATCCAATCCAGAAATTATTTCTGCGGTATCGCTCCAAGTTTGCATTTGATCTCGCAGATCAGCAAAGGGCAAACCATCTATCATGTCTTCATCACGCTGTAATGAGTACAAGGTTAACTCAGGACGCTCATGCAGACTGGTTAAATAATTAGGATCAAATGTACGAAATTGCTGATGTTCAAACTCAGGATTTCCAGCCCACCTGATACCAACTTTTAGTGTGCCTGGTTTAGAATACAATTCCCGCTTACTAGCTGCCTTTAAGTATTTCTTTCCAGATAGAGTACTATACTCGTAACCTAGTAAAGGTGCAATCGACTTGGCTGGTAGCCAGTAATCATAATGCATAAAGTGTTCGAAGTTTGAGTCAATACAAGTCATTCCGTTTGCTGATAAAAACTCTTTAAGCGTTTGGTGGCAAGAAACAATTACATTAGCTCCCATCTCTTCAAAATGTTTAACCCAGCGAACTTGCAACATCTCATCACCCATGCCCCCCTCACAACGCAGCATAAGCGTTTTACCGTTCAAGTCTTGATCGAACCACATTTCCCCCTTTATGGGTGGAGATCCATAAACATTTATAAATCTTCCAGCGTCCAACATTGACAATCCTTTTGAAAGATTCCCGTGCCGCAACTCATGCCAGCCTAAGTTGAAAACCACACGAGCATCGTTCTGTTCACAAGTGCGAAGGATTGACTCTGACTTCTCATAGTCTCCGCGCAATGCTGCTTCAAAAGCTAAATCTAAAGGTTGTTTCTTTGTCATTCTGTAAGTCCACCCAATGCCTCTTGACTATGACTCTTAGATGGTAGTGCATGCCAAGTGGTATTAGAGCCAATTTGCGTAAAAGATGATCTGTTAGTCGTATCGCCTAAACCAAGATATCCCTGACCATTATTACCTGTTGCGTATATTTTATTATCTGTTGTAACTGCAAAAGTATTGTTCTTTCCAGCAGATACAGTAAGCCAATTACCAGCAACTTGCGCGGGTGTGGCATGACTACCACTCGATCCGTTCCCTAAAGCCCCGTTTGAGTTTGTACCCCACATATATAGAGATGTTCCAACTATACCACCTAGATGATTATCTCCGCTAGATACATGACTAAATGTATATGAGGTCAAAACTTCAGTCATAGTAGTAACGTTTGAGCTCCTGTAAGTCCCAGACTGACTAGACTGACTAAGTCCTGCAAACATCAAACCAGCCTGACTATTACGCCTAAATACGGTGTGGTAACTCCCTACATCTATTTGTACAGCATCAGTGTAACTTGTGGTTTGAACAGGCGACGATCTTGATGTGGTGTCACCAACACCAAATTGTCCAAACTGCTGTGCGCCCCAGACCCACACCGTTCCATTTGATCTAATTGATGCTGTATGTTCACCACCACAAGCAATGTCTAAGTAACTTTCTGACCCCACTTGTATAGGAGCGCATCTATCTGTTGTGTCACCAACGCCAAGTTTACCACCTTGATTACTACCCCAAACGTATAGATCACCATCTTCGTTAATTGCTGCTGCATGATTTGTCCCTGCTGATATCTTTGACCAATTAGTAGCACTTCCAATTTGTGTTGGAGAAGCTCTTATATTCAGATCACCAAGGCCAAGCTGACCAAAACCATTGTAGCCCCAAGACCACAGAGTTCCATTTGTTTTTATTCCTAGAGAAAAATCATTTCCATTTGCACTTGTTTTCCATTCATTTACAGAGCCTATTTGAACTGGAGAACTAAAATTTCCCGCACCTGTTGCATATCCAACGTTGCCCCAAATATATAAATCATTTTGCCCAGAAGCTGTAGTTTTTATAATTCCATCAGAAGGGTATGCCCAAGTTGTAAGTGAACCAACTTGCACTGGAGATGATCTACTTACCCAAGTTCCATCCGCTAATCCACCTACGCTTGCGACACCCCAACTCCAAATTGTGCCATTGTCCTTTAAAAGCATTGAGTATGCTGAAAACCCACTTGAGTTTACCGCGACCCCTACAACGTTTGTAGTAACTTGAACAGGCGACGATCTTGATGTCGTGTTGCCTATCCCTAGCTGACCACTAGTATTAATGCCTCCTATAGCCCAAAGATTTCCGCTATTATCACACGCATATTGTGGCCCATAACTAGCCGAAGCAATAATTGTATCCCAACTCTTATCAGTGGCAATTTGAACAGGCGAACATTTTGCTGCAAATGTTCCAGACGTTCCGTCACCTAGCTGTCCATAACTATTTTCACCCCACGTAAATAATCTGCCGCCCGATCCAGCGGCGATAACGCAGTTAGACGCGGCAACTTCAGACCAATACGATTGTGAACCCACTTGAGCAAATGTAGATCTATTAGTTTTATCCCCCTGCCCTAATTGACCATGATAATTATATCCAGTTGAGTAAAGATTCTGACTACTATTAATTACAAATGAACTGAAATATTTGCCTGCTTCTATCCTTACTGGAGAACTAAATGATACTTGCACAGGAGATGAACGACGTGTCGTGTCACCCAATCCTAAATTACCAAAAGCGTTTCCACCCGTCGCATACAAACTACCGCCTCTAATAAAAAACGTCTGATATCCAGACGTAGAGACTGCGGTAAAGTTTGTTTCCGTGCCAACTTGAACAGGAGATGAACGATCATTCAAATCCCCAAGTCCTAGTTGTCCATTTTCATTTCTTCCAAATGCCCAGCAAGTTCCATCGCTTTTTATCGCTAAGTAAGACCCTCCAGAGGCAGTTATTTTTCTACCACGATCATCATCTGAAAAGTCATTGCTTGATGTGTATTTAGTTAAGCTTGGATTATATGTAGATGAACCCATGCCAATTTGTCCGTATGTATTCTTACCCCATTGGTAAAGAGTAAATTCTGTTACTGAGTCGTCCCCTGCACCAGCCGCAGCTTGTATTAGTTTTTTCGTATTACCCATTCCTTACCCCATTGCTTGACCAGCAGTAAAACCATAGTATGTTGTTCCACCATCATGTGAAATGAAAACAAAGTAATCGACCGCATTTGCAGTTGCAGTTAATGTTGGTGCTGTCGCCGCAGGCCAGTCTATGCTTCCGGGCCACGTTACAGTGAAACCTGACGCCGATCCATCCTGAACTAATTTAAGGGTAAAGGTAGAAACTTTACCAGACGCTGCTGGATTACTAAATGTAAATGTGGTGTTTTCTGTCAGAGTATGACTAAAGTTTGTGCCATCACGTAGATTTACAGTCGTCGCATTCGATGATGATGTGACTGCTGTGTATTCCTCATAGATACCATTATCAAAAGTAACGACACCATTCGCATCTGCTGTCACAGCTTTCGATGCTGCTGTTGTGCCAAGAGTTGCAATGTCAAGATAGTTAATTTCTGCTGCTGTAGCACTTATTGCAACACCACCTATCTGCAAAGCTGTGGAAGCATTTACAGTGGGAGCAGTTGCTGTTCCTGTGAAAGTAGGGCTTGCAAGAGGAGCCGCAGCTAAGTTTCCTCTAGCTGTTGCTGCATTTCCTACATCGGATAAGTTATTAGACGCTACTAAAAAAGTGGTAAGATCAAAAGTTGCGGATATGTTAACCACCGCCGCGCCTGACCCCGCACCATCGCAATATATAATAGCACTTTCACCATTAGGTACTGTGACATTTGCACCAGAACCTTGTGAGAAAACCGCACTTTGTCCCGATCCATTTTTTACAAAAAACAATTTTGTTTGATCGTTTGGAGCTACAGTAATTGTATTTGTACCCGAAGGAGACCCTGCCAATAATAAAACTCTGTACTGACCATCAGAAAGAGATCCATCGGTAGTAGTAAGTGTGTGCGTCGTTCCCGAAAGAGTTATAGAACCAACACCATTCGTCAAACGATCTATTATTTGTAAGTTTGTATTTGTGGTATTGCCCCATGTGCCAGACTGTTCGCCATTGGCAATCAGTTCAATACCTGTATTTGTTGTATATGTACTAGCCATGAAACACTATTCTCCGTTAAGGTCTAATTTCAGCATACTCTTTTGTTTTGTTTGGTGCAATATTTGTCCATGTCGTTGTTGGATTTGGAACTATTCTTCCCCAAACAGTTACTCCTCTCGGTCCAATTAGTCCAGATGCAGATACCCCTGTTACAGGAACATCAACACCCGTGCCTGTAGACACACTAACAGAACCAACGCCCGTTGTCACCTCTAAGCCTGTAACAGGCACTCTTTTTACGAGGGAGACACTAACAGAACCAACGCTTGCTGTCATCCCCACATCTGTAGCTACAGGCTGACTCCATGTTCCGTCACCCCAAGTTGCTCTGCCCCAACCAGAAGCATCCGCTGTTGTTAAGAACACAGTAACGTTTTGTGGTAGTCCGTTTACAATACCTGTTGCTTGTAATCCTGTGACCGGAATACTCGCTATCCCTGTAGCAGTAACTCCATTTAATCCACCTGTTGCTGCAAGTCCTGTAACAGCGGCATCAACTCCACCCGTAGCAGTAACAGAGTCAACAGAAGAAGAAACACCTACACCTGTGACATTTATGCCAACGCCTGTACCAACGCTTACAGTTACAGAACCAACGCTTGCCGTTGAGTTTAATCCTGTTGTTGAGATGTTTGGAGCATCGCCAATAATTGTTGGAGTGCCTACCCCAGTTATACCTGGAACTCCAGTAGCAAGAGCAATCATTGCCCCGTTGACTGAGACAACACCCACACCGCCAGTGGCAGAAACCCCAACAGGTTGTGTTGGTAAACCGCCAACTGAAGCAGTAGCAGAAATACCTGTTGGAGAAACAAGGCTTGTTCCCGTAGTTGTTACAGAGCCAACAACACTTGTAGCGGATAAACCAGTAACCGCAATCTCTCCAGGGATGGAGGCAACAACAGAACCAACAGCACTTGTAGCTGCTAAACCAATAACACTAATAGAAGAGTTTGCTTGTGCGGTTACAGAACCAACAGACCCAGTTGCTTGCAATCCAGTGTTTGGAACCGTTGCGGCACCAGCAATAGAGACAGGAGAAACGCCTGTTGTAACACCTACACCAGTGACAACAATATTCGGAGCATTGCCAACAACTGTGACAGCGCCTACTTGACCAGATGCAGAGGGAAGAGTAGTGGCAGGATTACTCCAAGTACCACTACTCCAACTATCTCGGCCCCAACCCGTGAATATTACATTGGCATCTGCCATAGCCTGTCACTCCTAGTAAGAGTTTAGGCGATACGGATAATAGCGTTACTCGCGTCAGCCGTTGGGAAAACAACTTGAAAATCACCAGAAGTAGATGTTTTGTCAGCACCAAAATCTAAAACAATAACTGTATCCGTTGTGTTAGATCCGCCACCTGTTTGTGAATTATAGATCAAAGCACCTCGAGCAGTTATAGTTGCAGATGTATATGTTTTATCTGCAAAGTCTGTAAATGCTGTAGTACTAGAACTTGTTGGTGTTACATTAGTAAGTGTTCCACCCCCCGCTGCATACGAGCCGGAGTTGCTAACTTCGTTAGTAGCCGTGTAAGCTGTAGTGGCTGCATTAAATGAAGCACTGTTAGTATATAGAGCAAGTTTGAATTGATCCTGCCCGTTTGTAAAATCGTGCTTACCTTCAAGGAGTTCTACCTTGAAAGATGTACACATAAAGTTTCCTGAAAAGGCCATGTCAAAGTCTCCTTATAAGTTCAGCCAGTTGGGGATGACCCGCATCTTTTATTGCGTTATACACGGTTGTGCGGTCACTGCGAATAGCTTGTCTCATATAGTATTCCACAAGCTTTTCAAGGTGCTTAGAAAAAGCACGAGCTTGGTCTCTTATACCTGGATGGGCATCATCAGAGACCGATATGATCTTTTGGACACACTGTTCCGCAAGTTCATCTGGTGTAAAACCACGATTGTTAGTAGTCTTTACGCCTACAAGTTGTTCATTCTGTGGTACACTTACATCTATTTTAAACATTATCTTTTTACCCTTATAACCTTACCAGTTCGATATTCATCGGTGGTTTCTTTTGCCTCACCTAAAAGTTTTAATCCTGCCAAAGATTCTTGAAACCTTTTATCATATGAAGTTAACATATCTGGATCACCTTTCATATACAGATATGCTTCAACTAAAGAACCGTATAACATTGATAATTCTGCATTTTCACTCAGCCACGTTGTGCTGCTGTCATTTAATGTAGAGTCCGTAATACTCAAAGGTCTGTAAAAATAATGTAATTCAGCAGTATATTCGGCATTAGGAGTTGGACCCAACAGAAAATAGTCTATGTCGAATTGAGCATAGTATTTTGGAAGACCCGTTGTTGTAGCATCTGGAGTATACGTTTGAATAAAACTTGGATCTTTAAATTCTATAAAAGATTTATCTCCGTCTGATCCAGCCAAACTTAAAGAAAACGGAGCAAGGAAATCAGAGGGTACAGCTAAATATTGAAACCCTGTATCAGTCGTTGCAGTAACGTTTTTACGAAACAAACTTAACTGAACACTTTTTAAAATACGTTCCTCTGCTGTACGAATAAACACTGGAAGATTTGTTACAAAGGATGTTTCATCATTCTCTGTATAGTCTTGCAAAGCTTGTTTTAATTGTCCGTATGTAAAACTCATATCATCACACTATTGTTATGTTTCCTACCATAGCACTATGACTAGTGCATTGATATACTAGAGAAGTATCACTTGGTTCATGAGGCACAATAAATTGTGTCAGTCCTGTAGTTGAATTGTAGTTGTTTGTAACACCTGTAGTAAAAGCAGAGCCACCGTTAGATGTTCTTATCTGCAAAGGATGACTCCCTACGTTAGCTGTATTGTCGATAAGATAAGTATGACCCTTATAAAAAGTAAAGTTTGGATTGTCTCCAGATGTAGCACCAGCACCAGTAAATGTATATGCAGAAGATCCGTTTGTACCTGCTGTATACTTAGTTACAGGACCAGTTGTCTCATCATTTAATCGAATCCACGCCCCTCCATGCGCGAAATACAGCCCCCCAGTCGCATGCACATGCGCCACAGCACCATGGTATGTGGATGCACTTGGAAGATCACTTAGATTGGCGTAGTAAAATACAATTTTGTTTGCACCAGAGCTTACATCTATGACACCATTTGTATCTATTATATCAGTAAGAGTTGTGCCATTACCTAAAGCAGCATACACCTCATTAAAATTGTCATTTATTTTATCCGCACCCGCACGAAGAGTATCTCCACTGCCATCATTTGCGCTACTTCCTATCCCTACTGTCTGTTTAACCATGTCTTATCCCTCGTCAAATGTGTCTGTGGTAGAGTCTAATGTTACAGATGTGCTATCAAATCTTGGTGCTAATCCAACTGTTGTAGAGCCAACAGAAGTTGTTGCAGATAATCCTGTTAGACTTACTGATTCATTCCCTGTATCAGATAATCCTATAGTAACTGAACCGACACCTCCTTCAGCAACTAAATTATTACGAGGAGTTATACCTGGAATGTCTCTGAATCCCACAGGATTATAGCCTGTTTGAACCGCTCTTTCAGAAGCTAGATTCTGTTCTGGTCTAGGGTTTCTTAAAGCTTGAGGGTCTGGAAAAGCTTTTGGGGGAAATAACTGTGGATGCTTTGGTTCAAACTCATCGGGACCAACTAAAGAACCAGTCCATTCAAGACGCATTTCTCGTAAACGATAACGTCGTCCTGATCGATCTGATATGCCGTATGCATTTTTTCCAGAAGCAAATGACATTAAACCCTCAAATATTGAATACTAGGTTGTAACTTTAAAGGAGTGCGTCCTTCGTCTTCGTCTGCGGCTCGTTGAAACTCTTCCTCATAAACCACCTTTAAAAGCTGCGCACGTTCAGGAGCACGT